ACACGCTGGCATGTGGATTTCACCTGAAAAATCATCCCACAAAACCGGCGAAACTTCACTGCTCCAAAGTAAAGTCTCAGGTGCAGTAAGCATTGGCCAAGAGAAGCTTGTCAAATAGCTCTCTCGCGTTGACACACTCAACACAGTCATTTCATCATTAGATGACAATCCAACTGTGGAACCGTCAACAGACAATTCCTGCTTACCATCAAGAGTTAATTTGGTAATCGTATCTGCAATGTTTGTAGTAGCCAAATCACTCATATACCTAGAGGCAAAGAGTGTCATGGGCGAAACCGTAGCAGGTCGCGAGTAACCAAATAACTTAGCAATGTTCGAAATGCCAGAGGCTGCAATCTCGGTGGCTCGTGCATAAGGACCTATAATAGGTGCCTGTTTTAGCATGCCAGCGATCCGCGCAACCGTTGCTGCGGGCTTCGAAACAATACCATCACCGTACTCATCAGCCACTTGTGGCTTAGGTTTATTTTTAGTCAGAGTGACTTTAGCTTTCTTGTTCTTCTTGGGCTTCTCATAACCCATCTGAGCAGTAAGCTGATTGGAATCAGCGGCAGTAGGAACAGAAAGCTCAACATCAGTCGCCCAAACAAAAACCGATACGGTGACTGGATCCGTAGATCCGTTAGCATGCTTCAAAGGTGTCAATTGACGAATCGAAACATTGCCCATCAGATCCCACGATGAAGTGGGAACTGACAAAGCATTGAAATACCAAAAGAATGGCAAATCAAGCTGCCCTCCTTGCGACGTAGAAGGATCGAGATAGACATGAGGACGCTGCGAAGCAGCAATGTTGTCCTGTGGAATCAGAGCTCGATCACGAATCATATCGTCCAAAGCAGGAAGGGGCTTATAGTTTGCGAGCAGACGTCCGTAATAGAAACCATTACCGTTAAGCATGAATTTCACGTGCAATTTAGCTCGCAGAAGGTTATAGTTGTTGATACGATTACACACCCGAGGATTCGAAAAAAATAGAGTCCAAGGGTTAATGTCCTCATAGAAAACAACACTGGTTGACCACTCAGCCTCATGAACCTTAATAGGACGCGCAAAGAACTTGTCCAAATCAGCGTCGTCCATATCACTCGTTCCAAAAGTGCCATCGATATTGGAATCAACAGCATAGGTATACGAAGGATTTTGGTCCAGGAAGGTCATGGTCTCGGTCGTGAACAATTG